TATCCTAGCCGATCAGGCTAAAGAGAGTATCAAGGCCAACCGCGACGTTCGCATCGTCGAGGCAGGCGTAGAGGGCCGTGTGTACGACGTACTGGGCGCAGCGGTGAGTGGCAACGCATACGTGCCGGCAGACACGACAGACACCACAACACCAGACACCACGACAGACACCACGCCAGACACAACAACGCCGGCAGATGATGTGGTTGACCCGGCAGATGATGTGGTCGACCCCAGCGAGGACGTTGACGACACAGAGTCAGCACCACAGTTCGACTGCTCGACACCAGCGTTCTCACCCGTATCACCAGAGCGCGCAGCGGCGTGCCCGTGATGCGCGTATCAATAGAGGGGCCATCGTTCGGCGTGTTCAACGTCGAGAGATTCAAGCGGTATGGGCTACTACTGGCCTATCGCATACACGATACAGCAGCAGCAGCTATAGAGCGGCTCGAGATGGAGGATGGTGATGCCAAAGCAGAGCGATCCAAGCGTCGATAAGGGTATAGCCAGCAAGGTACGGGATGAGATCGGGGACGCATGTGTTAATGACTGGCTCGAGGTAGCTATCGTCATCACCCTGCTCATTTCCATGAGTGGTGGTGCGTACATGCTCTACCTTCTATACCAACTCAATCAGGTGTCAGGATGAGCGACGAACATACACCAGATGAATGCCCAGATGAGGTGTCATTCACTGCAGAAATCCCAGAAGAAATGGACCATAATAAGAATGTGGAGCAGGTGGACAGGAGTGCCTGTAGGGACGTCACAACGGGCCGCTTTACGAAGGGATGGAAGGGTGGAGGGCGACCCCAAGGGTCACGGGATCGCTTCTCTAAGCGCGTTCTGGACACTCTGGAGGCGTGTTGGGAGGCCAATGCTGACGAGATGCTGACGCAGCTGGCTGCCGAGAAGCCCGAAGTGATAATGGGAATGATTTCGCGTTTAATGCCACAGGCCGTGATCACCGAAGACCTGACGGGTGAGAAGGAAAAAGGTGAGGGTAATCAACAACCTATCACCATCCGCCTAGTCAATCAGGTACAGGACAATGCACTACCACACCACGATGAGCCTAGGTTAGTAGAGGGTGAGCTGGTAGATGATGAGGTAGACACACACCATATGCACTGATAGTTATGTGATACATGAATGAAACATAACTGACGTAAATATACATTTAAGGAAGTTAGAAGCGCACCAACAATCAATGACTTAGGGCTGCCTAGTGAATGAGAATCATTCGCATCTTCTAGGTGGGGTGGCACCTCAAGGATCGGGCCCTCTGGCGACCGGGTGGGGGCCTCAGCCATATTTCCACCCCCTTTACTGTTGTTCTATATGACTATCTACAACCAGAGCCGATTATGAAGAAAGACCAACAGCTAATCTTCTCGCCCAACAGCCGGATACCCCTAGAGGATCGGCTGCGATTGATGGACATGGCGGCACAGGCGCCCAAGAGACCCGGACTGAGCGGGCTGCTGTTCCCTCAGCAGGGACAGGGCGGCACCAAGAGCCCATCGCCCAAGACGGGAGGCAAGGTGCCCCTGCCCAGCTTCGACGACAACGGGGAGTATTTCCCGCCAACGTCGGTCCCGGTGCCGCTCCCAAGGATAGACGAGCCACCACCGCGCAACCAGCTGTGGGAGAGCCCGCTGACGCCAGAGGAGCAGGCGGAGAGGCAGGCGGATCTTATAAAGAAACTGAGGGCGTGGAGGGGGTCAGCGAACCCCAAGGCACTGGAGTTCTAGCGCGGCCCCTCCATTACCCGAACTTAATTAACAGCCAAGGAGGGCCGTGAGTGAACATAGACATCCCAACGGCCTTTGCGCCACTTCTGGAGTCCCAGAAGCGGTACCGGATAGCGGTAGGCGGCAGGGGCAGCGGTAAGTCCATCACGGCGGCCACGATGTGCCTGCTGGAGTGCTATCAGGGAAAGCGCGTTCTGGCGTGTCGAGAGTTCCAGAGCAGTATTGCGGAGTCGTCCCACGCGCTGATGGCGTCTCTGGTTGACCAGATCGGGCTACCCGGATTCACGGTCACTAGGGACAGGATCACCCATACGAGTGGTGGCGAGATTATCTACCGTGGTCTGGCGAGGTCTCCAGAGACCCTGAAAAGTTTGGCCGGTATTTATTGCTGTTTTTTGGATGAGGCTCAAACGATTTCGGACGAGTCGCTGCGCATCCTGACCCCCACGATACGGGAGCCCGGGAGCTACTTCATCATGACGGCCAACCCCAGATCCAGCGGGGACGCATTTAGCGTCAGGTTCCTGAATGAGCATATGTCGAAGCTCAGGACCGACAAGATCGCCGAGGACGAGATGTCCACCATCGTCAAGGTTGACTGGGATGCGAATCCCTTCATACCGGCAGAATTGATCGCCGAGAAGGAAAACGACAGAAAGACGATGACCCCGGAGTTGTGGGCTCATGTGTGGCAGGGCGAGCACTACGATAGCGTAACCGACGCTCTGGTGGATGTTTCTTGGTTTGAGGCGGCGCTAGTTGCAGAAGAGAAATTCAAATATAGGCCCTCTGGGGCGAAGGTTCTCGGGTTTGACCCAGCGGACACGGGCCCAGATCCGGCGGGGCTGGCTGTACGCCACGGGGCGAAGGTACTGGACCTCGGATTGCGCCACGAGGGAAACGTCAGCGAGGCGTTTGAGTGGTCGCTGGAGTACCTCGATAGGTACCACTGCTCGAACTATGTATACGACGGCGATGGTCTGGGTCTTGGTCTGGCGCGTGAGGTTGAGCGTGCACTGGCTCCTCGCGACATACACTTTGAGGGCTTTCGTGGTGGCGCGACGCCGACAAATCCGTCGGCTATGTTTTCGGGCTTCAAGTCAAACAGAGATGCCTACTATAACCGCCGGGCGCAGGATTATTGGGAGATAAGGGAACGGTTCTGGAAGACCTATCAGGCCGTTGAGGGCGAGTTCATGGACCCCGACGAGCTGATATTTTTGCCGAAGGAGCACCCCTTGATCGACCAGCTGCGCAGCGAGATATGCCGGATACCCACGGTGCCCAACCAGAACGGAAAAATTCAAATTATGCCGAAGGGCCAGATGGCAAAGCCGCCGCTGAACATCCCATCGCCGAACTTGGCCGACGCTCTTGTATATGCGTTCACGGTTGACGACTACATATCAGGCTCGTGGGGTAAGCCCATCGAGTACAAGGAAGCCTACATTTAATGTCAGACATGATTGAAGACCTAAAGGGCGTCATCGCATCTGAGATGGAGAACTCCGTCTCGGACGAGCTTGTGAGCAAGCGAAAGACCGCCATGAAGTACTACGAGGGCGAGCTGCCCGAGCGCCCCGAGACCGTGGGCCGCTCTGGCGTGGTGAGCACAGACGTCGCCGACAGCATCGAGTGGCTGATCCCGAATATTATTTCCTCTCTGACCGGCTCCAAGGCCGTGCGCTTCATGCCCATGAGCCAGATGGACGAGGAGCAGGCTAAATTGGAGGAGGAGATCACCGCCTTCGCCTTCAACGAGGACAACAACGGGTTCCTCGCGATGTACGAGGCCGTTAAAGACGCCCTGATGGTGGGCGTTGGCGTGATGAAGATCTATTTTGATGATACGCCAGAGAGGACCGTCGAGAATTACAACGGGCTGGACGAGAACCAGCTGCAGGCCCTACTGGGCGACCCTATGGTCGAGATTTCAGAGATCACGCGCTCCGAGACAGAGGGCACCGGGGTCACGGCGTCCAGAATCGTCCGGCAGGGCAAGGTCCGGATCGAGGCCGTGCCGTGCTCAGAGTTCCGTATCAATGACGACGCGGACAGCCTAGACATCCAAGAGGCCCGATTCTGTGCCCACACCGTCCGCCGCTCGGCCTCCGAGCTGCTGGCGTCTGGCTACGACCCCGAGCTGATCGAGTCCGCGCAGCAGACCTATCTGGACCGCGAGGTCGGCGATTACACGCTGCCCTCATCCCTTGATGAGAGCCAGAAGCAGATCGTTGTCACCGAGGCCTTTATGCGCTTCGATATTAATGAGGACGGCATTTCTGAGTTGATCCGCGTCGTGTATACCGGCGAGAGCACCCCCGACGAGATCCTCGATATCACCGAGGTGCCGGCGTTCCCGTTCGTTGCGATGTCGGCCATCCCGATGGCGCACCAGTTCATCGGCATGTCGATCTTCGAGAGATTGAAGTCCGTACAAGATGTCAAG